AAGTGGGTTATCATATACTAACGCTCTTAATTTAGCTGGATTGATTAAAGTATCAACAGATCCTAAGAACTCACATTCAAACTCAACTTTAAATTGTTGTTCTGAAGTGTTTGCAATAGTCTGCTGTCTCCACTTCTCATCCCTGCCTGGAACTTCTGACCAATGAACTGATGTAGGAACATATTCATTCTGTTTTCTTTCAGCATCATGCCACATACGGTAGAAATGATTCATACCATGTGGGGTTGAAACCATTATTACTTTTGTGCTTTGACCAGAAGTAATAGTAGGGTAAACACTAGCAAAGAAAGAATCAGCGATGTGATTGGGAACAAAAGCAAATTCATCCA